CCTTTAGCTCCTTTACGTTTCTTCTTTAAACTAACAGCGTTTGAATCCACTGCAGTGGATTCAAACGCTGTTAGTTTAAAGAAGAAACGTAAAGGAGCTAAAGGTTCGCTAGGTCGTGGCAATTCAGGCGCACAATATAAAGGTGCGGCTAGTGGTTCGGGTTTAACAATTAATAAATAGGATATAAAATATGCACGATCAATCTTTAGCCAAAGCGTATGAAAATATGTCGGCAGATCGTGATGCTTTTCTTTCAAGAGCTAGGTCTTGTGCTGAATTAACAATCCCTACACTAATGCCCCCTGAAGGGCATCAAGGGTCTACTCAGTACAATACACCTTATCAGTCAGTAGGAGCTAGGGGCGTTAATAACCTAGCTTCAAAGTTACTAATGACACTACTTCCTCCCAACCAAGCATTCTTCCGTCTAACCATTGATGATTATGATCTCGTTGAGTTAGGCGGTGATGCTAGGGGTAAGGCAGAAGAAGCTCTAGCTCGTATCGAAAGATCAGCAACACAGGTCATAGAATCAAAAGCAATCAGAGTTCCAACCTTTGAAGCTTTGAAGCAACTAATTGTTTCTGGTAATGCCTTAGTATATATGCCACCCAAAGGTGGTATGAAAGTCTTTAGACTTGATCGTTATGTCGTACAACGTGACACAATGGGTAATGTACTTAAGATTATTACAAAAGAAAGTGTTGCGTATGACGCACTGCCTGAAGAAGTTTTACAAACAATAACAGAAAACCCTAAGTATGAAATAGACACTAGTAAGAAAGAGTGTGATATTTATACTTGTATTAGACGGGTAGGTAAGAAGTTTGAAGTACATCAAGAAGTACATGATACAGTAATTGAAAACACCAAAGGCTCTTACACCGAAGATAAACTTCCTTGGATGGCACTCCGTTTTATTGCTGTAGATGGCAACGATTACGGACGTTCATTCTGTGAAGAGATCGTTGGTGATTTGAAATCCTTAGAGGCTTTAACAAGAGCTATAGTGGAAGGAAGTGCGGCAAGTGCTAAACTTCTATTCTTAATACGTCCTAACGGCACTACTAAGATGAAAACTATAGCAGACGCACCTAACGGTGGTATTGTCTCAGGGGATGCTAACGATGTAACCACACTCCAAGCTAACAAGTTTAATGATTTCCGTGTAGCACAGGAAACAATGGGTAAAATTACAGAAAGATTAGCTTTTGCTTTCCTTCTTAACAGCTCCGTCCAACGGAATGCTGAACGTGTGACAGCAGAAGAAGTGCGCTACATGGCACAGGAACTAGAGACTGCTCTAGGTGGTATATACTCTGTACTATCACAAGAGTTCCAAGTCCCCCTAGTTAATCTCCTTCTAGCTAAGATGCAGAAAGAAGGGAAGATGCCTAAGTTCCCTAAAGACACCTTAAAGCCACAGATCGTAACTGGTCTTGAAGCTCTTGGGCGTGGACAGGACTTAAACAAGTTAAGCCAGTTCTTACAAATGCTTCAACCATTAGGTCAGGAAGTTATTCAAAGTGAATTAAACATTGGTGATTACCTAGACCGTCTTGGTGCTTCTCTTGGTATTGATACTCAAGGACTTGTAAAGTCTGATGAGCAGAAGATGCAAGAACAGCAAGCACAGATGCAACAGATGCAACAACAGCAAATGATGCAGATGGCTGAGAAGGGTATTGCCCCCGCTGTTAAAGGAGCGGCTGATGCTATGGCGCAACAGCAACAACAACCAACGGAAGAGTAACCAGAAAAGAGACTATTTATGACTACAGATTCTATAAGTACACATGAAGAAACACAAGGCGAATCACAAGAGCACATAGATGCTATGGTTGCCAAAGGTGAGCAATTAGAAGCGAACAATAATCCTAATAAGGAAGTACGCCCTGATTGGTTGCCTGAGAAATTTAAGAATGTTGAGCAGATGGCAGAAGCTTATGCTCACTTAGAAAAGAAACAAGGCACTGGTGATGAAGGCGAAGGTAAAAGTACAGGTGATGAAGGAGAGGGCGAGAAGTCCGAAGCTGAAACTACTGATACTAATACTGATGCAAGTGAAGTGAAACAGGCAGTAGAAAACGCTGGAGTAGACTTCGACTCATTACAAGGTGAATATGACGAACATGGAAAACTATCTGAAGAAGCTTATGGTAAGCTATCGGAAGCTGGCTTTCCTCAAGATTTGGTAAACAGTTGGATTGCAGGACAAGAAGCCTTAGCTAACAACTACCAAAATGCTGTCTACGAAAGCGTAGGTGGCGAAGAATCCTATAGGGACATGACCAAATGGGCGGGAGACAACCTCAGTAAATCTGAAATCTCAGCCTTTGATCGAGCTATAGGTTCTGGAGACATTGATATGGTCAATCTGGCTGTGTCGGGATTAAAAACTAAGTATCAATCTGCCGAAGGTACAGACCCTTCTCTTATAGAGGGACAATCTAGTAAATCGACAGGCGGTAATTATGGTTCTTGGGCAGAAGTGACCCAAGCCATGAGCGACCCTAGATACAATAGTGATCCAGCCTACCGTCAGTCTGTTTCGGCTAAATTAGCCCGAAGCAACGTACAATAGTCTCTTTATGCCCTCTTCGGAGGGCTTTTTTAATAAGGAACGAAACACCGAATTAATTACCTTTGACCCCTGCGGGGATAATCTAAGCGGAAAGATTAAGTGTTAAGTGACTAAAATACTAAACAATCATTTAAACATTTAACAAAAGGTAAAATATTATGTCAAACTATACTGCTTCACGATTAGGTGCAGATGCAGGAACAGCCTCCGCTGATACCAAAGAGCTATTTCTTAAAGTCTTTGCTGGCGAAGTTCTAACTGCATTTAACACTAACAACATCGCAATGCCCTTGCACCGAGTACGCACTATTTCTAGTGGTCTTAGCGCACAGTTCCCACTGACAGGTAGTGCAACCACAGCAACTCTAGCGGCTGGTAACGAAGTTTCCCCACAAAGCATCAAGCACAGTGAGAAAACAGTAGCCGTAGATGATCTTCTAACTTCTTCCGTTTTCATTGCGAAAATTGATGATGCAATGAATCATTATGATGTTCGCTCAATCTACTCTGGAGAGATTGGTACTTCATTGGCTAAAGCGGCTGATGTATCTATCTTCGAGAAGATTCAAGCGGCAACTGATGATACTGGCACTTATGCTAATGATGCGGCAACTAACAACGCTGATGTTACTATTGCTACTGGCGATAACGGCACTGTTGTAGCTGATGCTATCTTCTCTGCTTTAGAAGCGTTAGATACTAAGAACGTAACTGGTGAGAAGTCTGTTGTCCTAAATGCGGCTAACTACTACAAAATGTTCTCTGGTACTAACTCTAACATCGCTGGTGTAATGAGTTCTGACTTTGGTACTGGTGGTAACTTGAATACTGGTACTGTTCCTCTAATTGGTGGAGCTAAAGTGTATATGTCTAACAACCTTCCTTCAGGTGCTGAAGGCTTAGTATTCACTAAAGATGCCGCCGCAACTGTTAAGCTTTTAGACTTGGCTGTTGAATCAGAGTATCAAGTGTCCAAACAAGGTACACTATTGGTAGCTCGTTACGCAATGGGTCACGACTCACTACGTCCTGAGTGTGCTGTTCAACTAGTGTAAACTACAGTTAACATTGTAAACTTTGAGAAACACCTCTTCGGGGGTGTTTTCTCTTTATTTTTTCATTGAGGTAAATATGACAACTCCAACAACACCTATACAGGCTGTAAACTCTATGCTTTCCACCATAGGCGAAGCACCAGTAAACAGTTTAGATTCAGGTCTAGTGGATGCTGAAACCGCTGAAACCGTACTCAATGAAGTTTCACGGGATGTCCAATCATTAGGCTGGAACTTCAACTCCGAACCAGACTATACAGTAGGATATATAACTGATGCAACCTCTGATGACTTTAATCATGTAATACTTGGTGAAGAATATATACGGGCTGACTTAGCCAGTTCTGAAACGAAGTACAGAAGCTCTAAGAACGAGTACGTACAACGTGGAAGGAAGATATACGACAAAGTAAACCACACCTACGCCATAGGCAAATCTTTAAAGCTTGATGTGGTTGTTCTTTTAGATTTTGAATTGCTACCAGAAGTAGCTAGACGATACATAACAGTAAAAGCTTCTAGGCTCTTTCAAGAGAGAGTAGTCGGAAGCGATAACCTCTCAGCCATGAACAGGCAAGATGAGGAACACGCATTCTTCGCCCTAAAAGAAATGGAAGGGGACAACGGAGATTATAACATATTCGATGATGGAAGCACTTACAGCGTCCTTGATCGAGGAATTGGCACAAGGGTAACTTAAAATGGCTCTAGTTTCTAAGAATATTCCAAACCTCATCAATGGGGTTTCGCAACAGCCCCCAGCTCTACGATTAGAGAGTCAGGGAGAAGTACAGGAAAACGGTTTCTCAGGTGTGGTTGAGGGTCTTAAGAAACGCCCACCCACAAAGTTTTTAAAAAGGCTGGTTAGAACTGATTCGCTTACAGGCAGTTGGACAAGCGGGGACGCTATAAACGATGTAGGTAAAATACAAAATTTAACCCAATATGAACTTGAAAACGCCTTTTATCATTCTTATAAAAGAAGCGAGGATGAGCAGTACAGCATTATAATTATTAACCTTGGAAGCTCAGTCCCTATTATTTTAGTTTATGATATAGGCGGTAACTTAAGGTATGAGTCAGGTAAAGGAAGTTGGGATGCTGATGGTGTCTGGATAACTGCTAATACTGATTCTACAGATTACTTAAAAGTGGGAGCGTCTGGAGATAGTGGAGACTTAACTTCTACCTCTGTAGCTGATGCTACCTTTTTAGTTAATAAAGAAATAACAGTGGAAATGAGTGAAGTTATTAATCCTTCCTCTAATGTTAATAAAGCTTTAGTATATCTAAAAGCAGTTAACTACGGAAGAACCTATACGGTCACTGTAACCTCTAAAACAGAATCAAATCCGTCTGGTGCTATTACTTCAACAGGCACATCAACAACAGCAAACCAAGTAACAGTAAATGAAGATAATGAAGATAAAATTAATAGTAATGAGTTAAGCGTAAGTAATGTTATTGGTAATTATCCTTTAACTACTGGTACAGGTGATCCGAGTGACGCACGAACCAACCTAAGAACTCAGTTAAAGAATGATTTAGGTGAAGTAGTAAATCAAGACAACTTTCAAGCAGAGGAGGTTACGGGCAATGCCAATTACGTGCAGAGCCAAGTTCTTTCTATGCGTACAATTACACCTACAGTTTCTTTATCAAACACTGATGTTTTAACTTTGACTGTAGGAGGTATAGGTTATGAGTATGATGCAGATGGAGTTATAGGCTGGAAAATAGACGGTAACGATATTATACTCCCAGAATTTATTGTTCGGCTTTATAGCCTTGGTTGGTCAATGATGAAGGCTACGAGAGGTGCTGTTGAGATAAAACAATTTGACCCAACTACCCAAGGTATTATTGAACCTATAGCTTATGGGGATGAACCTTTCTTTGTTATAACCTCTCCTCAAAGTGGAGCATTACTAGATTTTGATATTAATGTAACGGATGATGATGGTGGTGTTAACCTTAAAGCCTTCAAAGATACTGCTAAATCTTTCACAGACTTACCCAACCAATGCCTACAAGGTTTTAGGTTAGGTGTTGTAGGTGATAACCAGAAGAAAGAAGATGACTTCCATGTTGTATATACAGGGGGAGCTGGTTCAGGCTACTGGAAAGAAACTGTAGGTTATAACTTACAGAATTATTTAGACCTAACCACCATGCCCCATACGTTAAAACAGAACTCTGACCTTAGTTTTTCCTTTGGTCAAGGTTCAGACAATGATGGCAAAAGTTGGAATGAGCGGAAGGCTGGTGATGATAACACCAACTCCCAACCTAGTTTTGTAGGAAGGAAGATTAACGATATATTCTTCCACCGAAACAGGTTAGGTATTCTAGCAGATGAAAACGTAATCTTTAGTGAAGCTAGTAATTACTTTAACTTTTGGCGCACCACAGTGCGTACTCTTTTAGACTCCGACCCTATTGATGTGGCGGTGAGTCAGAACGAGGTATCAGTCCTTCAAGCGGCTGTGCCTATTCAAGATAACTTACTTTTATTCTCTGAACTCAACCAGTTTACCTTATCATCAGATATACTACTCACCCCCGCTGAAGTTACTATAGAGCAATCAACTAAATATGAATGTGATCTAACAGCAACCCCAGTAGGTGCGGGAACAAGTGTGTTCTTCGCTACTAAGAGTGGGGAGTATTCAGGTGTGCGGGAGTTCTTCACTAAAGAAGATTCAGCGATTAAAGATGCTAACGACATAACCGCACACGTTCCTCAGTATCTTAAAGGAAACATAAGGAAAATGGCGGCATCGTCTAATGAGGACATCCTTGTATGTTTAACATCTAATGTTAAATCTGAGTGCTACGTTTATAAGTGGTTCAATTCATCAGAGGAGCGTTTACAAAGCGCATGGTCTAAGTGGACATTTGATAAAAATATTATGGATATTCACTTTAACAACGCTGAGATATACTTCACGTTTAATGACGGAAGTTATACGAAAATGGATTTAACTACTCCTAACACCGAGCATTTATTAGATAATCGAACCACAATAGTTGGCAACCCAAACACTGAATATGATCCTATTCTCCCTTATGGCTATGAAACAGGAGGCTCTACGGTTTGTGTTACGGCTGAAGGTTTACCTTTAGGTGCTTACGATAATGAAAACCACACATCCTCCCAAGCTACTTATCTTGGGGGTGGAGGTACTTTAACACTAGGCGTACCTTATACCTTTAAATATGGAATGTCAGAACAGGTCTTTAAACCCGCCCAAGGTGATCCAACGCAGTTAGCTAGATTCCAACTGAGAAAGATGTCTTTTAACTTTAATGATACAGGACACTTTGATGTTGAGGTAGACTCTATTGGAAGGACGCCTAAAACAACACACTATACTGGTCGTGTTTTAGGGGAACATCACAACCTCTTAGACCAATCGGCTATTGTAGACCATGACTCATTCCAAGTAGGTGTGCAAGCACAAGCAGATAAAACTAATATCACTATAACCAACGACTCGCATCTTCCCTGCATTTTCCAAAGTGCTGAGTGGGAGGGCTATATCGTACTACGAAACCAGAGATTATAATTATGACACACACTTACAGACCCGCAAGATTTGAAGATTGCCGTGATCTAGCCCCTAGACTGCGTTCTCAGGACGCTAAGGAAGTTATGGCTAGTCATGGTAAAGAACCTTACGAAGCTCTCTCAGAAAGCTTTAGGGTGTCCTCTGAGTGCTTTACTATCATACATGAGGACGGAGAGATTGTGGGGATGTACGGTGTGGCTGATTGCAATGTTTTTGCTAGTCCTTGGTTACTAGGTTCAGATAGGTTAACCGAAACGAAGAGAGTTATGTTACCAGTTTCAGCAAAGTGGGTGGAGGAAAAGAATATCCAATACCCTCTTTTGCTAAACTACGTTCATGCAGATAATACGGTTTCGATGAAATGGTTGAAGTCACTAGGATTTCAATTCATAAATTTAATACAAGAATTTGGAATAGGGAAAGAACCTTTCTACCAATTTGTGAGGATAAAAGAAAATGTGTGAACCAACAACTTTAATGATGCTTACTATGGCTATGTCAGCGGCATCAGCACAGCAACAACACAAAGCACAAAAAGCCAAGCATTTGCAAAATACAAAAGCGGCACAAGCGGCTCAAATAGATGAGCAACGTCAAATTAACATACAGAAAGCGCAACAGGATCAGAGTGCGGCTCAAGAACAGATAGCTACAGATTTAGATACAAGGACAATGGCTTCAAGAGTAGAGGCAACAGATACAGGTGCGATACAAAACCAAAACCCCATTATTCAAGATATTATGAGGCAAGGTTTAGAATCTAATACAATGGTGTCTCAGAACCTTGAAAGAGGCAACGTACAATCTTTAGAAGATTTTAGAGGTGCTAAGTCAACAGCACAGTCCCGTATTAACTCTGTAGCAAGACCAAGCGGAGCGGCAACAGGCTTAAAGATTGCCTCTGGTATAGTTAGTGCTGGCTCACAATATAAAGCTGGTGGTTTTGGCTAAACGGGAACAACATAATTTAGTAAAATATAGGAAAAATACATGGCAACCTCAATAGATAAATCAGTGAACTGGCGTAAATCTGCGGATACGCCTGATTATCAAGTTGCGGCTAGACGAGTTGATACATTCGTACAGCCCCAGAGAAACACCAAAGGCGATCAAGTAGCCGAGGCTCTTAATCAAGCGGCTGGTGTCATAAGTAACGTAGGCAAACAACAAGCACAGGCACAAAAAGAAGCACTACGAAAAGCAACAGCTCTACAAAAAGATCAAGCCCGTGTCGATGCTAATGCAGAAGCGGCTTTATTTAATGAGGCACAAAAGGAACAGTCTTATAACGAAGATAGCACTTTTGATGGCATCTTTGGTAATGTGTATGCAGAAGGATCAGATGCTAGAACAAGGCTAAACGATATTACAAACAAATACAAAGATAATCCAGAAGCTCTAGCAACCTTTGAGAACAGCTTTAAGATGCAAACAGAAGCTCCTACAATTAAAGCGATAGGGTCAGCAGTAGCAGAGCAGAAGTTTAATGCGATCTCAGCTTTAATGCCTCCAGAGTATGCCACACAGTTAGAAAACCACAACGGTGACAAAGATAAAGCTTTTAGAGCTACTGAGTCAACCATGTTTAAGAAATTAACTAACAAAGTAGATGGGTACGGTTTAAAACCTTCCCTTGCCGCTGATATGTTAGGTAAAGTGTTTCTCAATGAAACAATCACTAGAGACAGTAACGGCTTCGCTAACACTTACAATGCTGAAAAGTACATAGAATTAGGTAAGGGCAGTAATGAAATGCGGGTTAAATTACAAAACGCTATTACTACTCAGACCCGTTATGCGGCTTCAGAGCGATCTAACCAAAGAACCGAGGATAAGATTGCAGAGGATGCTATTACGGCTGAGAGAACCACTGCGCTGATGGATGGTACGTGGGCAACGTCTGACTCTGACATCTTAGCGAACACCTCTCTTACAGATGCACAAAAAATACAACTAGTTAACACCAACCGAGCTGTTAAACAACAGAACAGCATTGCGGCTACACCTGAACTAAAAGCAGAAGCTAAAAGACTTTTCTACAGTGCTAAAAGAGACTTAACGTATGCCGCTATTTCAGGGGACTACACCGCTTTTGGTTTTACAGAGAAACCTTCAGTAGAGGAACTAGAAGATAAGCTTGCTAAAATGTACTTTGGTAAGATGGCTAATGTAAATGATTTTAATACCTTAGTAGCCTCTGCCAGCGAACAGTTAGACCTTAGCAATCACATAGATAAACAAGGTTCAACTAAAGTTTTAAATGTGCGTGTTAAGCAGTTAAGTGGTCAATTCGAGGCTAGTATGTTTACTAGAAACATGAGAAAGTATTCTCAAGAGGTCTTAGATAATGTGCCTTGGGAAACTCATCTGAATCAAGAGTTCTCTAAGGAAGTCCATGAACAACTTCAAGAACACGTTAAGGGCGGTGGTATTGTTAGTGATGGCACTCTTAGTTCTATCTATGACAGTGCGGCTAATAAAGTTATGCAACCTATAATTGATTATGCTAATGCCGACCCCCAAGGACGTAAAACTATCCGAGAAGAAGGACTAAATGAACAACCTCCGAAAGTAGGAGGTAATGTTGAAAAACTAACAGCACCAAATGCTAAAGGTTTATCAATGTGGGAAGCATACGCAAAAGCTAATGGTGGTTATCCTAGTGAGGCTTTCCTAGCCTCTTGGGACGCTAGAGGTCTTGAAAGAGTGAGTGAAGCTCCTACTGATACACCAGAGGAATTAGAAGCTCAAAAGATAGAGGAACAAGATAAAGCTATACGAGAGAAGATGGAAGTAATCCTTGATGCGAAAAATGAACCATCCCCTACCCAAAACAAACGCACGAAAGCTTATCAAGAAGCTGAGAAGGCATTAGAGGGCGTGTCCGAAGAGAAGCGGGAAGAGATTATTAACCAGTATGCTGAAGGAGTTATTGAGGCACTCGAAGCTAAACTTCCTACCTTTGCCTATACTGCAAGACCAGAAGTTAAGGAGTTTATAATGAAGATTAGAGAGAACCCTGAAGCTGTCTTTGAAGATACGTGGATGCGAAGATACTATGACAAAAGCGGAGGCTAATAATGGCTGATTACAATGCAGTACCAAATATGGATGACTTTGCCGATTTTGATAAAGTGCCAAATATGGATGACTTTGCCGATTTTGATAAAGTACCAAATATGGATGACTTTACCGATAAACAATCCTCAACCACTGCACCCTCAACCTATGACTTCGCAGATATTCCTGAGTACAACGCAATAGCTACACACCAACCTTGGTTGAATGCTACAAGAACTGTCTATAAC